TGAGCATTAGTCTTAATCTTTCCGGTCTTCGGATCAAGTACCATATGATTCCAATCGGTACCGGCTTTCTTAGCAACTGTACCAATCTTGCCATATTCTTGAGCAATGGCAGACAATTTAACTTTATGATTCTTTTGTGATTTAGCTAATGTATCGTCAATATCGCGCCATGAAATTTTTTCTTTGTGTGTTAAATCATCTAATGATGTTGAATGTCTAGCATCATATTTATCTTCAATCTGAGCAATAGCTTGTAAATTCTTATCAAGTTTCGACTTATGGCCAGAGCGTAAAGTATCCATAGCACTGTTATAGGCTTTTTCAGTAATTAGGCCTTTGCTACGATAGCCCTTTAACGTACTTGCCTGTTTCTTATATGTTGATTCTTCTTTAATAGAAACTTTCTCTAAACTATCAATTGTTTGTTGTGCTTGTTGCTCAGTTAAACCTTTGACATCACCATTTAAGGCTTTCATTACAGCAACTTTTTTCTTGCCAGTAATCCCAAGTAACTTAATCTCATTCTCATTTAATTTCTGTTGAGAATTACGAATATAAGTTTGTTGCTCAGCAGTTAATTGTCTAACATTTCCATTGTGAGTTTTAAGAATTCCAGCTACATCAGTACTCAAAGTCTTAGATTGAGAAACGATCTTATTGTTTCCACTGCGTTGCTCGTTAACAGACTTTTCAACTGTAGAACGTACAGCTGGTGGCAAGTCTTTAAGTCCTTTACCTAGCTCTCTGTTAGCAGTTTTACCAGTCTTCTCAATCTCTTTACCGATATTTTCAAATGCTTTAGCAGCAGTCTTACCATTTGCAGTAGCACTATCTCCAAAACTATCTAATGCTTGGCTTGCTTGTACATTAAATCCTTGTACTTTTGACAACGACTTGTCAGCACTAGCACCAACATCAGAACCCCAACGATTGACACGCTGACTTGAGTCATAAGCTTTCTTACCATATTCGGCTAACTTCACACCACCATAAACAACGGCAGCGGTTGTTGCGGCAATAGCTAATGTAGCAACAGGATTAGCGGCGGCTAATGTTAATAGACTTGAGCTTGCTCCTTTAATTTTAGAACCGAAAGTCATTACATTATTAGCACTGCCAACGGCTTTTTCCCCAGTTTCAATTGCACTGTCAGCTGCGGCACCGGCTTTAGTAGCGAAGTTGCCACTTTCATAAGCAGTTTTACTAAATCCAGCCTTTAAAATACCAAGTCCGGTAGCACCTTGTTTGGTAGCTCCAGCCATTCTTGAAATACCTAATATTGGTCCAAATAAAGCTGTGCTTAATGCACCAACGCCACGAGTGGCACCACCAATTAACGATAATGCGGGGCCTAATGCAGCAGCGAATAGTCCCCACTTAACGATGTTCTGTTGAGTACCTTTATCAAGCTTGCTGAATGCTTGCACCATTTTATTTACATCGCTAATTACAGGTTGAATACGTGGCAATAAATCATTTGCCATTGTCATACCCAAGTTAGTTAGTGATTCTTTTAAAATAGCAATTTGATTCTTAGCAGACTTCAAATTTTTCTCAGATAGACTCTTAACATAATTATTCTTAACTGAATCTTTGACTTTATTATTTAATTCGCCTAATTGCTTAGCATTATCAGATAGAATAGCACCGGCTTGTTGTCCAGTTGTACCGAATAAAGCATGAAAAATATCCATGCGATCGTGCTGTGACATGTTTTGCATGTGTGAATTCAATAATCCAAAGATTTGAGTCATTGATTTCATCTTACCCGATTTAGTTACAAAGTCAGATGTCTTCAATCCTAATTGTGCCATAGCGTCGGCACCGGTCTTAGTTGGTGATACTAAACTATTAATTACTTTACGTAGTCCAGTACCAGCTTTGTCCGCCTCAAGTCCGTTATTACTTAGAATACCCATTGCACTAGCAGTTTCAGAGAGAGAGAAACCAGCTAAATGTGCAGATGAACCAACGTAACTCATACCAATCCCCAAGCTACTAAAATCAGTAGATGTGGCATCGGCTGCAAATGCTAATTCATTAACAGCTTTCTTTGTATTACGAGTCATTCCAGCAGTTGTATTAGACTTCATACCGAACGATTCAAGCGTTTGTGAAGCAACATTAACAACATCACTGAAATCATCTCCAGAAGCTTTAGACGCCTCCAATTCTGACCTCATAGCACCAAGTGCTTGCTTAGAAGTATAACCACGCTTAATTAATTCTTGATATCCTTCACCGATTTTCTGTTGTGAAATACCGTAGTGATCAGAATAAGTTTTAGCGTTCTTCTCCATCATGGCCACACCATGAATAGCGTCCTGAGTTGACTCGCCACCTGTGACAATCAAGTTCTTATTGGTATTCATCAAGTTTTGGAAATCAATAGATTTCTTCATTGCATAGCCAAGTCCGACAGCGATTGGAGCAGTTACATGTGTGGTTAATGTTGAACCTAGTGAACTGATACTTCTACCGACAGAAGTAGCAACACTACCGAACTTTTTGGCACCTTGTGCAGCCTTATACCAACCACTTGATTGTTGGTCAATTTGACGTTTTAATCGTCCCATCGAACCGTCAAGCAGATTGATTTCACTCTTAACTTTATTCAAGGCAGATGCAGAGTTTTGCTGTTTCTGAATCATTTCTTGAGTAGCGTGAGTGACTCCTTTAATATCTTTGGTATTCTTATCATATCTAGCTTGCAATTCTTTAAGCCTATTGCTGTAATTACCCATTTGCGATTGCATAGTTGAGTAATGTGACTTCATAGAATTAATGCTATTGCCATACGCTTTAATATAATTATCTTGTAGCTTTAAAGCTGCGTTGGTATTTCTAATTGTGGACATTAACGCTTTAGACCTAGCCTGAAACGGGTCAATATCAAGTGTTACAGTTGCAGCTAAATGTCCTAATGATCCAGCCATTTAATAACTCCTTTCTTACGAAATTTATGCAAACAAAAAAGGAAACGCCTTATCAATGGTCGTTTCCTTCTCTTCATATATATGGTTTAAACGTTTTATATCATCAGAGTGCATATGGTCAACATCAAATAGCTTGTAACCTTGTGACATCATTGACTTATAAAACTCATCTATGTTATTTAAGGCGTCCTTAATTGTTTGCTCCGTTATTTTTTTGTTTCTTTTGAGTCAGTTGAATCATCGTCAGTACCTAAGCATTCAGAAATAATTCCATTAATTACATCCACAGCGTCAAAATGTGCACCGTTTACGAAATCTTCAGAAGTAAATTGATTTCTAAAGAAGTCAGATGCAAATTTTCCAACTTCATCTTGATTGGCAATTAATGCTTTATCGGTAGGACCATCGTCAGCACCGAAAGTTTTAATTTGATGCTGTTGCAATATCAACACTCTAGTTTGGTCAACTACGAATGGTGCTTCAGTACGTTTAAAATTAGTTTTTTTGCCGTTAATAATTAGATTTAATGAATAAGCCATATATTTAATTGCTCCTTAAAATTATTCCGTCCGCCCAACCGCTCTAGCGAGAGAGTATGCTCTTTTACTACGTCAAACTATGTTTTACTCAGTCAGACTAGGCACCTTTACCGTCAGTACCTTCAGCAGACTTATCAGTAACTACCGCATCAAGTGCTTTAGTATCCTCAGCAGTCTTAGGAAATACATAGTTTTTGAATGTTTCCATATCGAAATCAGGATTATCTTCACGTCCGATAACAACCATCATTCCGTCTTCACTATCTCCACGAGGAGCAAATGTACCAGTTGACTCGTCAGAGTTAGGGTCAGGAGTTCCATCGGTAGTCTTTGTATCCACACCAGGAAGTGAGAATTTACCTTTTAACATGGCAACATGAACCTTTTTGCCATCGTCCATTTTTGTGTCAAACATGATAGCAATATCATTAGGCACAAGGTTCTTGCTATACATTTCAACACCTTTCTTAACGTCAATACCAAAGAAATCTTGACGTGCGTCAGAATTGAAATCTAACACTTTAATATCTAGTGTTGCCTCTGAAATACCACCAGACAATGTGACATATGGACCATCGTCGGCCATAACAGTTTTCATTTCATTCTTTAAATCCATTTTTGCTTCGGTTAGACCAGGTAACTTCTTTGGACCATCTGGAACTAAGTCACCAGTTACCTTTCCATATAGAAAGTTTGAAGCACCAAATTTAGCTTTTCGCATTTATTTAAAATCTCCTTAGTTAATTTTTTGTATTAAAAAAGGCTCTAGTCCGTGTTTGGACTAGAACCTTGGTATTCATAATTTCCTTGAATCATTTGCAAATCAGTCATGTCAATATCACGAGTGTGATTTTTGTAATAGCGCTCAAAGCCGTGGTTATGCATGTTATCGTAAATCATTTGTTCTAACATGATTAATTCCTCGACTTTATAATTCAATATCCAGAAATCTATTTGATAGCGTGGATATTCAATGACACGCTTGTCGTCAGCGTACAAAGCTTCGTCTCCTGGTATCGCTGTAATGCGAATCCAAGGAGCGTTTTCGTTTTGTATGAAAGCCTCCTCAGGAGTTCCAACATAAATCTGTGGATCATCAATTAGAGTCCCACGAATGACATTCATATAATCAGTGATTTTCTCATCGCTATTAATCATTTGAAAAACATCGTATTCATTCAATTAACCACCTACCTTTAAGTTATTAATAAAGGCTTGTAGAACTTTATCGCGCGATTGTTCTTGTGTTTTCTCTACGAAATGTTGTGGCGTTTGCTTGGAAGTCCCACTGTTAGGAAAATGAGCGATAAAACCTTTGGTCTTGTCATACCCAACGTCAACCGTATAATCACCAGTTTTCACTGATACATTTCCGACTTTCACGTGGTTCTTTAAAGGACCTTTGCCAGAGTGGTCTTCGCCACTGACAGGAGTATTAGAAGTTAAGTCATCACCAACTATCTTTCCACCAGCTCTAACTGCCTTTCTGGCTCGTCTATCAAAGCCTTTTTCCATTTGATGAACACCATTAAGCATTTCTTCTAATCCTGTGACTGTGATTTCGCATCCACCGCCTTGCATTCAAGCTTAGTTAAATCACGCTTGTCGAAGTCTTCATCAATACCAGTAATCTCGTAGATTTTGCCTCTCCATTTCACTTTCCAAGTTGAGTCAATCAATCGTTGCGCCTCAAATTTGATAGCAAAATTAGGCGATTCTCTACGATTACCGACTTTAGTCGTGGCGTCTTTAAATTCACGTATAGGCGTGTTAAGAACTTCTGCCCAACAACTAAATATTGGTTTGTCGGTACCAGGCACCATAACGCCATATTTATTTTGAGTTTTCTTGTTATTGATAAGCTCAATTCTTTCAGTCATCCTGGTCAATCTCATCGTCTGGCACCTCCTCAGCACGTAATTGGTGAATTACATTATTAATAGTGGTATTTTGCAACGGAAATCTCATGACTTCTGAGCCATTCCCACGGTAGTAATAATCTTCTTCAACGAATTTCATGAGTGCAACAAAAAACCTAGGATCATTAATATAATCCGTAGGTTTCTTTGTACTAGAAATTGCATGCGTGATTTCACTAGCAGCAGAATCAATCAATGAATTTAAAACATCGTCATCGAAGTCCTGGTCAATCTTGCAATAAAGTTTCAGCGTCTTAAATTGTTGGTCAGATAGCAAGGGTGCATCGTCAGCCATAACTAACCTCCAATCTTAGATAGTAGAGTTGCTTTATTATCATTCGAAAGATAACTAATATTCTTGCTATCCAAATAAGCTTTGATTTCAGCTACTGTGGAATTACTATCAATTGCCCCGATTGACTCCACATCGCTGACTGGGCTATTTACTGGGAGTTGCTGTGGCGTCAGTTTGTGTCAAGAAATAACCGGCATTCTTATCAGCAACTAACACACCGAAGCGAATAATTTCTACTAAGTCTTGAGCGTAATAATCATTATCAGCCCAGCGAACCTGTAATTCCTTACGATCAGCAAATAAAATAGCTCTACTTAAATCACCAACCCAGGCATGAGCTTCTCCGGCATTACCAAGCAAGTTGTCTTCAATTACATAAACGTTCAAACCTAATAATCGTTCTGGTGAACTTTCTGTAATAGCTGGTTTCAATAGATATTGACCGTTCTTGTCCTTTAATGTATCAAGGTAGTTATAGAATGATTGAGTTACAACCAAATCACGCTTATATGCCTTATCAAGGTCAACGTTGATAATATGTTTAATATCATCTACATTTTCACCAGCAATTGCTTTAGCTGTAAATGATTTCATAGCATTGGCAATGACTTCATTGGTAGTATTAACCTTCATTTGTACAGCTTGCTTACCAACAAATGTAACTGGATCAATAACCGAATCATCAATGGATTCTTGAGCAAAAGCTAACGCACCTCTATATGTAAGGACTGACCAGTTTCTTGGTGTAAATGTTGGTTTCTTTAACTCGGGGTTCTTTTCTAGTTCTTCAGCAGTATGCAAAGTTGTAGTTACTTTGTCTGCAACTGGATATGTACCACTTGCAGTCTTAGCCGGAAATACATTAACTAATTTCTTCAAATCAGTAACAGTATTAACCTCATCTTGCGGAGTGTAAGAAATATCTTCAGGAATAGTTACACCAATATCTTGTGATACCAATCCTGACAATGTGGCGTTATCACGATAAGCTACACGGTTAGTCAAATATGTATTTTGAGCCTTACGTAATTCTTTTGCGTTGTCAGTTGGCAATGAACGCTTGTCACCATTCGGATCAATACGTTCTGCAGGAACTGAACGTGCAGCTTCATAGCCTTTAAGTGCTTTTTCATCAGCTTCAATTTCATCATCAAGCTTACGAAGTGATTCGGCAGTTTTGTTAGCTGATTCAATTTGTTCATCAGTT